CATGTCAAAGTTCCGCCATTCTTGCCTTCAAGGCCATTTCGGTTAGGATTTTTTAACTGACTTCGCCGCTTTAGCTCAGTCGGTAGAGCATCTCATTCGTAATCATCTTTCTCTCTCTTTCGGCGGTCTCGTGCTACGCGGTATGCTACACTTTGGCGAGGCTGGCGGCGCAGGTAGTTTATTCCCGTGGTGGGTGCGTCGGTAGTCCTGTGTCGCCGGGTTTCTGGGGCTGGCTGAAGACGGTGATGTCGGGGTTTGCTCGCTGCATCCTGGTCAGTGCCCGGATGACCATGACGACGAATCCCGGTGGGTGCTTGGCGAGCAGGTCACGGATGACCTGCTGCGCGGTGGCCCTGGCGTCCTGGTGGCTCATTAGAATCGGCTTTCGCAGGCGATCATCTCCGCGAGGGAGGCGGGCTTGACTCCGGCCGGGACTGAGTAGGCGATCCCTCCGTCTTCGGTCTCGGTGGCCTCGAGGTCGTCCGTCCGGTAGAATTCCGACGTTTCGTCAATGTAGGTGTAATTATCGACGAATGCCTGCCGATCGAATGTGCTCCTAATGTGAGTGACTGCGGCAGCACGGTCGCTGAACGCGTACCACTCATTGCTGGCCGATGATCCCATGGTGGCAGATTCCAGGATAATCTCAGACTCTGGCGAATCGTGGATAATGTCCCACCAATCGGGGGCGCTCGCCCCGCGATGGTAGTTTGATCCATGGCTTGCGATGAGGTCCAATCCTCCCAGCAAATCAGACAAGAACTTGATCTGCTCATCCACGCCCATCTCCATGTCTCCGCCAGAATGCCACTGAGTCATCTCCTGTAACGCCGCACCGGCCTCATTGGGGTGGTTGGCTTTTAGGTCGGAGACTAGGCCGTCCCTCTCTTCCATCTTGTCGATCATGTCAATCCACCAGGAGATGGTGGATTGATCGGCTGTCGCGTCGTAGTCGGAGTTGCCAGTGACGCGGTTGATGTTGGTGTCGTCTGCCGAGAGATCGGCCATCTGGTCGCCCGATCCGGCTGGGTCGTAGGTCAGGATCTCAGTCTCGTTGCTGTCGGTGTTCAGGATTCTCATGGGTGTGGGTGGTTGTGGTGGTTAGGCTTTAATTCCGGCCACTAGGTTCTTGTATTCGGTGACGCTGGCGAGGTCGTCGCGGAACTCCTCGAAGAGGGCTTCGGTGAACTCGCTCGTGAATCCGTCCTCGTCGGTAGTCATGTCGAGTTCTCCGGAAATGAGAACGTCGCCCTCTGAATTGCACAGTCTAAAGGGCGTGAATCGGATGCCGTTCGAGGTCTGGTAGTCGAGGGAGACGCCCCCCTGTGTGGTTTCTATGAGGTCAAGGAGCTGTTGGCGGGTGTATTCAGTTTTCATCGGTATGGGTGTGTGTTGTGGTTAGTGTGGTGCGTTGTTGTGGTGTTGTCTAGTTTCTGAAGGGGTTGGGGAGTTGGAGGGATCCGTTTCCGGACCAGTGCCAGCGGTTGTTTAAGATGGCGATCCAGGCGCGGCAGGTGCTTTGCTTTGGTTCCTGTTTGGTGGCCGCGAGGCGGCGCAAGTAGTCCCGGCGTGCCAGGTCTTTGACTCGGCGGAGGTTCATGGCTGGGCCTCCACCTTATAAACACTCCACCCTTGCGGCAGTTTTCCATCCAGGTATGGGTGAACTTTTAGCCCCTGGATCGCTGCGGCATTCTCGGCGTCTTTCTTGCGGCGATAGTTACCGACCATGGTGATTTTTGACCCATTGAAGGGGCTTACATACGTTTCTCCTGGTTCTGCAAATCCAAATCGGAAACGACTAAATCCCTTGGTTATGTCTCTTTCCTCGAATTTAGGAAGTTCTTGTAGTGAGTTCATCCCTGCACCTCCTCGCCGGTTGCCTTGGCGATTGCTTCCCTAGCTTGTTCCCGTGCTAGGAAACGGAGTGTTTCACTATGAGGAGAACTTTCTACCCGCTCTAATTCGATCAAAGCGGCCAAGAGTTCCGGTGCGGCCGCGATCAATCGGGCGTTTGCTCGTCGCTCATTTTCATCTTGGCCGGGCATCTCGCACGTCTCGGCGACTCGGCAGGCATTGTTTTTGGCGATAACTGTTGGCTCTCCTGGAATGGCCTCCCTGTATTCCCAGGGCCCGGTGGTGTGTTGTGTTGTTGTCATGGTGTGCTGTGCCGGTTTGCGGTTGGCTCTTCCGTTTTGGTGTTGGTGTTGGTGGGTGTTAGAGGCTAGTTGCGGCGGCGGCGAATAGGATTTTACGCATGGCGTCGGACTTGTAGCTTTTCAAGGCTTCATCAATGTCGGCGTAGAGCTTCCCGAAACCCTTCCATACTCGGTTGCTGGCGTTGTGCTGGCATACTTGGACTCCGTAGGAGTAGAAGGCTACAAGCGCCGAGACCTTGCCGCATGATGCTTCAACGTAAATCCCGTGCTCAGTTTTCTTAAGGCTGGTTATCGTAATTGGATTCATGGTGTGGTTCGGTTGGGTGTTAGGCGGTGGCGAAATGTTCGGCCCGGATCTGGTGCCTAGTCTTGGGTGATCCCCACGCGGCGTCGGAGTATCCCGCCAGCGAGGCGATCGCGGCGTTTTTCAGCCCCTCAAGAAAGGCGCGGGCGTTGCTGGTCTCCCATTCGGGGTGTTCACAGCTCTGATAATCAAGGCAGGATATGGCCTTCAGTACCTGTACGGGCTCGAAATCCCATGCGTTGAGCATGTCATCGAGTTTGTTCGGCGTGATCGTGAAGAGGTCAATCGGTGCCGGATCGTTAGGATACCGATGATTGACGCTCTTGACGTTCTCCTTCCAGAGCTCCGACGCGAATGCGGCGGCGCCTTCGGGGTCGTACTGACTGATTTCCTTGGCCTCGTTGTTCCACCAGGTGAATTTCCCGTGGGATCCCCAGTTGATCCGACGGCTCAGGGCTGCCGCGACGAGGTAGATGATGTGGTTTTCGCTGACTATGTATGCACTCATTTTTGATTTGCCCGTTTGGTCGGTTGGCTCTTCCGTGGTGATACTCTCTCATGGGTTCCCACTGGAACGCAAGAGAAATCTTTAGAAATCTTTTATGCCCTGCGAAACGGCTTAAAACCTAGCTCGGCGGACGGTTGCGGTCGTCCTTCTCGGCGGCTTTCCGGGCTTTCTGCAGGGCTGACGGTGGCAGTTTGGCCGTTCCCGTGACTCGGGGAAACGTGGTTCCGGCGAGCACTGAGGCAGTGACGGCGGCGCTGATGTAGCCCCCGCGTGATAGTTCGCTTTCCCTGGCGAGATAATCCAGAGCGTCGAGGACTTCGACGCATAGCGTCGAGCTGATGGATGCCTTGCCCTTCCCTGGTCCGTTTCCGGTGCGTTCGTCTTTCTTGGTCATGGGCGTGGATTGTTGGTTTGAGTGCGATCGGCAATCTGCGATGCTGCTTTGCAAGCATCTTGGTCGCTCAGGTAGGAAGTCCAAGCGCCCCATTGTCCGTTTTGGGTTTTAATCGTTGAAAGCTGCGTAACCTCTCCCGTTTCAACGTTCAATTTCATGGTCGCAGGCCGTCCGGTGAGCGGGTCAGTGCCTTCGTGGAGTGTATAACGAGGCGCAGGCTTACAGGCGGCGAGTGTTATTGTAATCGCTGCAGTGAATAGGTATAGAAGGCGTTTCATTTTATGAGGTGAATGATTTTGGGATTGTCCTGGTCTAAGCGCCAGCGGATCGGCGTGGCGTGGGCTTCGTCGGGTTTTCAGCGGCCCGGAGGCTGATGACTTCGGGCGTGCTGTAGCGACGTTGCATTAGTTCCTGGGCGGATACGGTCCGCCCCGCCATGACGCTGGCGATGATTGATTCTCTGGCATAGGTGGAGCGGGTTACGCCCGACTTTGTAGCCAAGTAATCGAGCGCCTCCAATATGTCATTGGGGATCGTGGTGGAAATGCTTGTCTTGCCCTTTCCGTGCGGGTGTTGGGACTTGCTCATGCTGCACGTTCGGCCCGCTTGAAAAGATTTTCAAACTTTTTATTGCATAGTCTATTTATTCTAGTTAGAACAACTAGATATGAATAAGCAAAAGGCATATATCAGCGTGCAGCTTCCGGCTGAAATCGCTGATGAAATCAAGCGCGAGGCGGATCGGGAGCTTATTTCTGCCGCCGCCGTTGTCCGCCGCATCATCGCGGAACATGTCCGCGAGAATGACAAACAGGAGGAAGCAAAATGAGCGCCCATCAATTCATCCTGGAGCTGCTCGGGCTCGGGTGCCTGCTCACCTTGGCCGCCTTCTCCGGGCCTCTCTCTGCCGCCGCTGTTTCTTTTTTTTACGGGTCATCCAATAGGAGGGCGAGAAAATGATACCGACCGGAGAGCTAACCCGGCTAGAAGTCTGGCCGACTCGCAAGACTCGCGTCGTCCTGGAGAAGCGACAGCCGTCCTGGCTTCTCGCCCTTCACCCCGGCGCTTCTTTTTTTTATACGGTGGAAGTCAATAACAGGCATGAAGCCTGCACGCCGGACCCGATGAAGGCTCGGCAAGTCTTCCGGGATTGCTGCCGTTTCGCTTGCAAAGCATGAGCGCCAGCACATCCACCACTCCGGCCCGATGGCTCACCAGTCGGGAAGTCTGTGACCGGCTCGGGATCCATCTGAACACTCTGGCCCGGTACGTTGCCGCTGGTGAGTTCGGCAAGGTCTTATTCCTATCCCGGAAGGACAGGCGGATCTCTGAGTCCGCCCTCAATGCCTTCATCGCTCGTCGTCTCGTAGGTTAACCATGGCTCGCCGTCCCAAGTCTCTACTCGATGAGCAGGCCGCGGAGGAATCCGCCGCCCCTTCTCTTTTTTTGGTGGATAGCCAAGAAGAGGGAACGGAGAACATGGAGAAGCGCGGAGAGTTCACTGCCGAGCGGTTGATGGAATCCCGTCCGACTATATACAAGGCGCTGGTCGATGGTCTCGGGCAAGGTCTCGGGGTTCGCCAACTCTGCCGTGCTTACCGGGTATCTCATCATACGGTCGCCGCGGTGATGGCGCGGGAATCTCAAGCTGTAGCCACACTTAAAGAAAGGACTGTTTCCGTATTGCGGACATTCGGACGGCTCGCCGCCGATCGTCTGCTTGATGAGGTGGACCAGATCCCCATTCAAAGTCTCCCCATTGCTTTAGGCATCGCTGTCGAGAAGGCGGAGCTGTTGAGCGGTGGCGCAACGTCGAGAATCGAACACGCCGAGAGCGGCCCTACTCACGAGGACTATCTGAGAATGATCGGCGGGAAGGTGATCGAGGCGGAGTTGGTCCCGGCTATCGGTTTGCAAGGGGAAGAAGCGCCACAAAAGGAGGCCGATCCGGTCGCCGCGGTGCAGGCCGAGCCCGCCGCGGTGGCCGCTCCCGGCGCTGGCCTGGCTCTCCTCCCTGGTGTCTCTTCTGCTGCCGAGATTCCCACGGGAAACAGTGAGAAACCTTCAGCACCTGATGAGCAATCAGATGGTTTGACAGGTTCCGACTCTGTAGATGATGGGATTGCTACGCTTTCTGATACACATTCGCCCGGCTTCGAGGCCGTCGAGGATGGCCAGCCAGCCACTCAGGAGCCCGGCCAGAGCGTCGAGGACACCGAGACGGCCAACGATGCGACGACGACGACCGGAGAGCGTAAGAGGGCAAGGCGAGCGCGAACAGAGGGGGGGAGGGGGTCCGCAAAATCACGCCGGGTGTCCGGGGGGCATTGATCCATTCTCAGAAAATTTTCACTAAAATGAGCACCACACCAACACCAACCAATACCACCGAGGAGAAACCCTCGCTGATCAACCGCATCCTGCCCGGAATCGCTTCCAAAAAAGAAAAAGGGGGGGCGGCAGGGCCGATGGGGAAGACGGCACCCGAGACCTCGGGAGCTTCCGACCAAGGGAACGACCGGAGGGTTCGCCTCTATGTCGCCCGGATCGGGAAGAACAAGAACCTCCTTCAGGCACGCAGGATGCATGGACCGGAGGATGAGCTACTCACGGTCGGCTGCAAGGATGCCCAGGCATTCCGGGTCAAGACCTACATCGAGGCCGAGGCCGATGCCGATGGCCGTCTCTACATAGTCGAAGAGAAGCGCTGGATTCGTTTCGCAAAATGAAGCGCCTCTCGAACATCATGGGCTGGCGTTACCGCCATGCCGGGAGCATCGACTCCTATCTCTCCGAGCGGGAGGGATCCGGCGCGGCATCAGCCCGGTCGGCCATGCGGGCGGTCGAGTGGAGCCAGTTCTGGTTCCTCATGCGCGATGCCCTGAAAAAAGAAGGGGTCCACGCTCCCCGCTATGCATCTACGGCAGTCGGGAGGGGAAACTAATGCACTTCTACAAGTTCCATATCAACGACTACGCCGTCCAGACACGGCATCTGTCCAATAACGAGGATCTCTGCTACCGACGGCTGCTCGATCTCTACTACACGGAAGAGTCTCAAATCCCACTGGATACCCACTGGGTTGCCAGGCGTATTCAGATTTCGCATGACGATGTTGAAGTCGTGCTAAAAGACTTCTTCACCAAGACCGAAAACGGGTGGAAAAACGGCAGGGCAGATGCCGAGATCGCGGAATACCACGCTGTTTGTGAGAAAAACAAGAGCAACGGCAAAAGAGGTGGACGGCCTAAAAAAGCGAAACGAAACCCAGAGAAACCCACTGGGAACCCAGAGGAAACCCAAACGAAAGCGAGTCGAACCCTATCATTAATCAGTAATCAGCAATCAGAGAATACCCCTATAGTCCCCGTGAACGGGGACGTTCAGACGGATCTCATCGACAAGAATCTGCACCTCAACCGAGCCCGGATGCTCTTCCGGATGCGTCCCTCGACTCAACTGGATTCAAGCCAGCTCCGTTCTTGGAAAAAAAATAAAGGGGTGGTCGAGAGCACCAGCGAAGAGGACTGGCTCCTGCTTGAGTGGCTCTTTGCCCAGGGCACCGGCAAGGGCGATGCCGGAGAGTACCGCCGCAAGGATCTCGGCACCCTGCTCGCCAACTGGAACGGCGAGATCCAGCGAGCCCGCACCGAGGCCAGCAACCGTGGCGCGGACTTCTTGAAAAAAGAAAAACGGGGGGGCGATCCCGAGCCCGAAGGATGGAGACGCATCCTGGTCGAGCTCTACGACGACAGCGACCCCGAGGCCGTGGAGAGCGCCACATGGGAGGGGCTTCCTCCCGCCGTCAGGGCTCAGATCATTAACCGCATCAAGGAACAGCCATGAGCGATCTAAAAAAAATCCACGAGCAGGCGATCCGCATGACGGAGTTAAGGATTCATAACGACTGGCATCGTGCCGGTGACTGGCTTCCTGATCGCCCCCTTTGCGTTCTTGCATGGGATGGCGAGGCTCACTTCATCGCCGTCTATGAAGGAGATAAGTGGTGGAATGCCTACCTCGATGAGGAAATTGATTCCGTAATAACGCACTGGTGCCATCTGCCAGAGCCAAGCAGGGAGCAGATATGAGCAGCGCCGCCACCAGCAACCGGACAGAGCGATGGGGTGGAGGATCCCGCATGAAGGATGCCCCTGCCATCGACCTGAGCGAACTCTCCACCGTCCGGCACAACGGCTCCGCCCTCTCCGTCGAGCCCGAGCCCGGCACCGGAGTCTGGAACTGGTGGGAAGTTGCGAATGCCAAGATCGTCGGCGACGCCTGCGACCGCTGGCTCCGCGAACGCTACGAGCGTACCCGCGACCGGCTCATCAGCCCTGTCGAGTACCACCGGGCCGTGCTCACCCGCGAGATCATCATGGCCGTCGAGGCCAAGCGCGAGCGCGGCGAGACCGTCATCATCCCCGAGAGACCACCCCAACAGCCTCTTCCCCATGAGTGACACCGAGACCATCGACGCACCGTGCGCCCTCTGCGGGTGCAACCACCCCGAGATCGCCAAGCTCCACGAGCCCGGCATCGGCCCCTTGTGCGAGGAATGCCGGATCGAGACCGAACTGGTCGAGAGCCGACTACTCGACAGCGGATTGCGCCCCATGACGCGGGGAGAGCTGAAAAGGATGAATGATGAATGATGAATGATGAAACCCGAACCAATCACCCGAAACCAAACCAACAACAACACAACCAAACCAAACACACCATGACAACATCAAGACGTATCAAGACAACAGACAGGAACACCCTGAGCTGCGAGCAAAAAATCAAAGTTACCTGCTGGCTTCTGAGCCACAAGGACGACTGCGGGAAGCATGACACCATCACCCTCGCGCAAATTGCCAGCAAAGACCTTGGGTTCTCCGTCGGCACCAGCACCATCAGAAACCAAAGAGACATCATTCACCCGGACGCGCGGGTGACATTCATGAGGGGCGTTAAGCGCAAGGCAAATGGCGGCGTTCTCATGCAGAAAATCAAGATCATGCAGGACGAGATAAACGCTCTGGCCGTCCAGATAGGATCAATCCAAGACGCCATGCGGTCATTATCACCCGGCGTGGTGTTTCACCCTGAGACCCCCATCACCCTAACTCCTAACTCCTAACTCCTAACCATATGCCCATCGCCATCGACATCGACGTTACCCTCCTCGACAAGGCCCGCCTTAAGCGGATCACCCGCAAGTCCGGCCAGCCAGCCGTCTTCGTGAACCTCGTCCTCTTTGACAAGCCCGATTCCCACGGGAATGACGGCTTTGTCAAGCAGTCCCAGTCCAAGGAAGACCGTGAAGCAGGCGTCCAGCTCCCCATCCTAGGCAACTGGAAGCACCTCGGCGAGAAGCGCCAGGCACCCGCCCCCGCTCCGAAGCCACCGGCCGCACCCCAGCCCGACATGGCCGAGGATGACATCCCCTTTTAGGTGAAAGGATGAATGAAGAATGATGAATGATGAAATGAAACCCTACATCACCCGCACGTTGAAAATCGCCATCCTCCCAGAAAGTGAATCCATTTTCTCGGAGCGCTGCACAACCATAGAAATCGAAGACCAAGCAGGAGGCGAATACCTCGTCGTTACTCAGAACAGTATGAGCTCGGCTGTGAAAGAGCAACAGGTCGAGATCGAACCCGAGGAATGGCCGCCGCTCAAGGAGGCCATTGATCGGATGTTTGTTGAAATTGTGAAGCACTCTAAGCCTCTGACCTAACAGCCTTCAGCCTAATCCCCTAACAACCTAATCAATGAACGAGACACTCCTCACCGGATTCACAGCCGTCGTGCTGGCGGTCCTCTTCTTCTTCACGCCGAAAACCTAAAGAAAGGCTGAAGGCTGAAGGCTAAAGGCTGAAGGAAAACCAAACCACCAACCAACCCATACCTACACCATGACAACAAACATCAAAAACAACATCACCACCCTAGGCATCGCACTCACGCTCCTTGTCTTAACTGGCTGCGAATCACGTCAAGACCGAGAGGCGCTATATAACGCCTGGTGTAAATTCTACGGTCGCTCTGACATCAGTCTTAGTGAATGGCAGATGCTTCGAGAGAACTACATGCTGCCCGGAGGCGAGGCTAAAAGGGCCGCCGACAACGCTGAAACCGCCACCGCAATGAGCGCGGCGGCGATTGGTATTTCCGCGTCGCGTCGATAATCACCCCTAACTCCTAACTCCTAGCTTCCAACTCCTAATCCCATGACAACCCACATTAACTACGATCCCTACGAGTTCGCCCAGGTGAACACCAAGCCCGCCCATCCCGACAACCCCGATGCCATCTTCTGGATGGTCATCAGGCTCGGGTCGGGCTGCGTCACCAAGGCCGACGCCCACCCCACCCGAGAGCACGCCACCTATGAGGAAGCGTGCGCCGAGGCCCACAGGCTGGCCGCCAAGCATCCGACTCATGCCCGAGGCTTCGCCGTCCTGAAGGCGTGCAGGATCGTGAAGGCCGAAGTCTCCATCACCAGCAGGAACCTCGTATGAGCGACGACATCACCCGCAGTGGCATTCCCTACAACAGGGATGCCGAGAAGGGGGTCCTCTGCTCCTGCATGATTCAGCCCGAGTGCATGGAGGAGCTGGGGGATCTCACCGGGGATCACTTCTATGACCCGACCCACATGGTCGTCTGGGAGTGCCTGAAGCAGCGCTTCCTCGACCGCAAGCCCATCGACCTCATCTCGATCAGCGACGCCCTGCGCGACCTCCCCGTGATCCGAGAGAACCCCGCCTACCTCACCGAGATCGCCATCTTCATCCCGACTTCCGCGAATGTCATCGCCTACGCCGACATCCTGCGTGAGAAGGCCATGAGGAGAGCCATCCTGCGGGTCGCCAATGAGACCGCCCGCATGGCCGTGGAGAGCGTGAACGAGCCCCATGTCCTGCTGAATGAAGTCGAGGCCCGCTGGCTCCAGCTCCGTGGCGGGACCAAGGCCGAGACCTCGCTCAAGCACATCGAGGGGTATGTCATGGAGGCCATCGAGGGGATCGAGTCCACCTACAAGAACCGTGGCAAATGCGTCGGCCTCCCCACCATGACCACCGACTTCGACCGCATGACCGGCGGCCTGCGCCCCGGCCAGATGGTCGTCGTCGCGGGACGGCCCGGCATGGGGAAGAGCGCCCTCTCCGTCCAGTGGGCCACTTCCATGGCCGAGGGTGGCTTTCCTGTGGCCGTCTTCTCACTGGAAATGACGGGAGTCGATCTCGCCTCCCGCATGATCTGCACCGAGATGCCGCTCGACCTGAAGCGGGTGCGGGACGGATTCATGAACAAGAACGACATGCAGCGCATGCCGGTCGCCGCCAGCAAGATCGGCCACCTCCCGCTCTACATCGACGAGACCCCGAGCCTCAATATCTTCGACTTCCGGGGCCGCGCCCGCCGCGCCGTCGTGAAGCACGGGGTGAAGTGCATCGTCGTGGACTACCTGCAGCTCATGCGGAGCACCAGCAAGCGAGCCCAGGAGAACCGCGCCTACGAAGTGGCCGAGATCTCCATGGCCCTGAAGGCCACCGCCAAGGAACTCGGCGTCCCCGTCATCGCCGCCACCCAGCTCGGGAGGAATGCCGAGGAACGGAGCGCCCCGAAGCTCGCCGACCTGCGCGAGAGCGGCCAGATCGAACAGGATGCCGACATCGTCGTCATGCTCCACCGGCCGAAGAAGGGGATGAAGGACAGCGACGGGAACAGCCTCGATGACGGGAGCGTCGAGCTGATCGTCGCCAAGCAGCGCAACGGCCCCGTCGGCACCGTGAACCTCAAGTTCGAGGCCGAATACACCCGCTTCGCCAACGTCACCGAAGCCCTCTACTCCAACAACAAAGAAAAACGCCAGAAGCACTAGGCCCGAAGTGAAACGTGAAAAGTTAGAAAGTGAAAAAGTGAAAAACCAGCCAACCAAGCCAACCACCAAGCCACCCACCAAGCCACCCACCATGACAACCACCATCAACTACGATCCCGAGTGGGTCGCCCAGGTGAAAACCAAGCCATCGACCATGAAAAAGAAAAAATCAGGAAATCAGGAACTCAGGGAAAAGGATCCCATGTTCACACCGGCTCACCAGGCCTACATCGCGTCGCTCAAGGATCGCATCGCCGAGATGGAGAGCCATCTCTCCGGGAAGCCTGGCAACTCCATCCTGAGCGAGGCCGAGCACCTCACCACCCGGGATCGCAACGACTCCTACGGCCACCCCTCCCATGACTACGGACGGGTGAGCGCCGCGTTTAACTCACTGACCGGCCACCGGCTCACCACCGAGGATGCCATCCTCTTCATGGTCTGCGTGAAGCTGGCACGGGAGGCTTACAAGCCCAAGCGGGATAACCGCGTCGATGCCGCAGGATACCTGAACTGCCTCGACATGGCGATCCAGGCGCGGGATCAGGGATATGAATTTACCACGGGCAGTCAACCCGGCAGGCCGGTGGCCGCTGGGCTCCATGGTGCTGGAGAGACTGAAAAGGATTGGCCATCCGTTCCCGTGGCGAATCAAGGCAAATGATGAAGGATGAATTATGAATGATGAAATAAAGAACCTGCAATCCCAGCAATCCATCGAAGAGAAGCGACGCCGCAAGGCGATCTTGAGAGATAGATCAACCATTCCCATGGATTTCTCGGCCCCTCCTCAGCGCCTCTGCGCCTCTGCGCGAGAATCTTCAGTCCCTGCATCAGATCCTTCCGAGCCCCTATGGAAGCGTGTGTGGCGCACGGAAGGGATCCGCTATCTAGGCCGCGAGGGGAATGGGGTGATCGACGCCATGGAGCGCTTCGAGCACGCCTTCATGCTCGGCTACCGGCATGGAGTCGGGGACATGCTCGGCGAGGCGCAGTGGCTGATCAAGGAGGCCAAGCCATGAGCGCCGGGAAAGGTGACAGCCCGAGGAACTGCTTCAGCCGGGAGTATCGGGAGAACTGGGATGGGATCTTTGGAAAGGCGAAAGGCGAAAGGCTGAAGGCGAAAGGGGCCAGCAAACCTAACAGCCTAGAGCCTAACCCCCTAGCGCCTGCCCCCCATTCCCCCCGCACCGTTCCACCCCATCCATGAGCTTTAAGAAAGTCTGCACGGCCACGATCCTCGGCAAGCGGTGGACCATCGGGTTCGGCGAGCTGGTCGCCCGCGTCTACGAGAAGCTCTCCGCCCACGAGTAACCCTCAGTCCCCACCTTCAGCCTTTAGCCTTCAGCCTTTAGCCTTTCCCTATGAACCGAGAAGACCTCTGGAAGAAACTCCTCAAGAGCAACCCGAAACTGGCCGACAATCCCCATTTCACCAGTGCAGGGATCAGGAAGTTCTTTGTGACCGTCTGGGATCACGGATTCCGCCATGGAGTCGAGTCGTCCCGACCGTCCACGCCTGCGTCCGGAGCCGAAACCTACGGGATGTTCAACGAGATCTTCGGCTCACGCCGCAAGAAGTAACCCCATCCCCTTCATCCCCTTCATCCCTGTGAGTCTGCCCTCCTTCCCACTGGATCCAGTTAGATCCTCTGACCGACCAGCCTTCAGCCTTCAGCCTTCAGCCTAACAGCCTCCCCTCCGCCCATGCCCAAATCCTGGACACCCACCCCGCACCCGGCCCTGCCGGTTCCTCCGGCCACACTGCCACCGGATCAGTGGCTGGCCGCCGCCCAGCTTAGGGAAGAGCTGATCCGCAAGGAGCGGGAGGATCCCTTCCGGCATGGCTTTGTCCCCGATCACTGGAAGCGGGCCAGCGCCGTGCTGGAGCATGACCGGGAGGTGCTGGTCATGGGTGGAAACCGCTCGGGGAAATCCTCATGGGCCGCCCGCGAGGTGATGCGTGCGCTGGTGGAGAAGCCTCGTGCTCGCGCCTGGTGCTTCCAGACGACCGCTCCGAACTCGGTCGAGATGCAGCAGCCCTACATCTGGAACATGATGCCGCTCGAATGGAAGACCGCCAAGAAGACTCAGGTCACAAATATCTCCTACTCGCAGAAGAACGGCTTCTCGGAGAATGCCTTCGTCCTTCCGAATGGATCCCAGTGCTGGTTCCGCAACTACGCCCAGGATGTCTCGACGATCGAGGGGGGCGAGCTCGACATCATCTGGTGTGACGAGCTGGTTCCGCTCGACTGGCTCACCACCATGCGCTACCGCCTGCTCGACCGGAATGGGAAGCTGATCGTCAGCTTCACGCCGGTCGAGGGTTACAGCGCCACGGTGAAGGATTACCTCACCGGGGCCGAGGCGGTCGAGGAGACCGATGCCGAGCTGCTCCCGATCTACGGCGATGTCGAGGGGAAGCGCACGCTCACCGGCCATGAGAAGGTTCCGGTCATCCAGAAGTGCGTCCGCAGGAAGGCGAGCGTGCTCTACTTCCACACCCGGAACAATCCCTGGGCAGGCTGGACCCGCATGAGGGAAGAGCTGGAGAAGGCCGCCCGCCCCGAGATCCTCTGCCGAGCCTACGGCGTCCCGACCAAGGCGATCGCCGG